CTCAGTCTTTACTTCAAGAATAAGTTTGAGACGCTCAAGACATCGATCGACGCCATCAGGCGCTCGGGGCATCGCGGGACCTCCTGTCTCAATTGGTGGATCAACTTCACCATGTGGACGTGCTCGGTGTTCAAGGAGCCGAAGCGGTTCTTGGACCCGAAGGTCAGGAAGGGGATCGACCTGACCGGCATGACGCGCTGGTGGAACGGCTGTTTCGAGGGCGACGATTCGCTCTGCGTGATGGAGCCACCAATGCGGCCGGACGACGCGCTCAGCAAGATTTTCATGAGATTCTGGTCGGATGCCGGTTTCAATATGAAAATCGTCTACTGCGACACGAAGGCCACCTTCGTCGGGTGGCACATTGGGTGCGATGATGGGGTGATCAACGAGTTTAGGTCCCCCGAGCTCCCGCGTGCCATGGCGAATGCTGGAGTGAGTGTGTCTACATCCACGATCGAGGCAGCCAAGAGTGGAGACATCCAGACTATCAGGACCCTTGCCGCGGCGTCAGCACTGGCGCGCGCGGTGGACTTCAGCGGCATTTTGCCGACTGTGTCCAAGAAATTCCTCTCGTTTGCGCAAGAGTGTACCACGGCCAACTTTGAGGACCGTGAGATGAGTTATCGTGCCTGCGGAGAAGAAGGGCACGACGCCAACAATATCCGTGATGTGATCGCGGAGCGCAACGCTGAGGTGGGTTTGGAGGCAGAGCAAGAGGTCATGGAGCGGCTCGGGTACGGAGCTTCCTATGACGACCTTCTGACCTTCGCGGAGTATGATTGGAGCCTGGACCCCGCGGTCCTCACGGACTACGAGAGTTTCAGGCAGTCTCTCCCGTCGAAGTGGCGGGTAGCGACTGAGTGATTCCCTGAGAAGCACGGCCCGTCCATCGTGGCGGCACGTGTTGCGAGTCTTTTTTCCACGTAATTCATTCTTTCCTTAATTAGAAGGGGAGGTTCGGGCAAGACAACGGCCCGGGCCGAGAAGTACACAATCCACGCAACAACCGGTATACCTGTCGCCGCCCGGGGTTGCACTCATAGAAAGACCTGAGTGTTTGCTGTTCTATCTTCCATGCAAGACAGCAGGTGTACGCCTTATTCTTTTGCCTACCTTTTGAGAACCGCTATGGTAGGTGGAAGCCTGGTGCTGGGGACGGGACCCAGCTGAGGTGAAGGCCAGCGAGGGAGGGGGATTGGGTACCCCTTGAGTCTAGCCAACTCTTAACTCTCGTGCAGCGAGTCGGCCCGGTCTGGGGCTTCATTGTCAACAGTGGTCGCATGCTGGTAACGGCATGTGGTTGCAAGCCGACCTTGCAAATGGTTACAAACCCGAGGCGCAGCGGTACTGCGCTGACACAGATTTTCCACTCGCGAGTCGTGAGGTCCACGAGGGAGGTGACAAGGCATGAGCCGGTCGTAGGTAGCTTGCCCCTTGTGGACTTAACGGGAACTGCCCGTTGGGACGGGTGTGGAAAAGGTGTCGCCCTAGAAAAAAGCG